GGGAGGATCGACGGAATGGTTGCTCTCTGCATGGCGTTTGGGGTTGCACCGGCTGAACCGGAAGCGGTGGCCTATTCCCCGTGGGATGATCCGACTTTCTCGCTGGTGGCCTGATGAAGCTGTTTGGTTTCGACATAACGCGGGAAACGCGGACGGCTGAAAGCCAGCGCGTAGCGGCTCCAGTAGAGGAGCGCATCATTACGTCAGTGACGGGCATGGAGCGCCCCGGATCAAGCTTGCTGCAATTGATCGGGGTCACAAGCGCGTCGCTTCCTACGGTAACAATTGAAAGTGCGTTGACGGTTCCGGCTGTGTCGGCGGCTGTTTCGTTTCTTTCGGGCAGCATGGCGAACCTGCCTTTGCACGCCTACCGCGCCAAAAAGGACGGTTCGGAGCGGCTGAAAGACGGCCTGCAACGCCTGATGAATGAGGCTCCAAATCCTGAATGGACCTCGTTTGGGATGCGGAAGTATCTCTGGCAACAGGTGTTTACGGGTGGTCGCGGCCTAGCCTGGATTGAGCGTTCCGGGGCGAACATTGTTGCCATCTGGCCGATGGACCCCGGCGAAACGCAGATCAGCCGACAGGGCGGGCGCAAGTTCTACAACTACGGCGGCAAGCGTTACGAAGCGTCCGACGTTATCGACATCCCGTTTATGTTGAAGGTTGACCAGCTCGGTTCCTACAGCCCGATCACGATGGGCGCGAAGGCAATTCAGCTTGCCATTGCCATGAATGATTATGCTTCGGGCTTTTTCGCTGGCGGTGGTGTTCCGCCTCTGGCGCTGGTCGGCCCCATGCCTGCCGGTGCGGAGGCGATCAAGCGGGCGCAGGGCGACATCAAGCGGGCGGTGGACGCGGCCAAGGCCAGCGGTAATCCGATACTTCCCATTCCGGCGGGCTATGAACTAAGGCCGGTTGGTTTTGATCCTGAGAAGGGTCAGATGACGGAGGCAAGGCGCTTCCAGATTGAAGAGTTTGCGCGGATTTGGAACCTCCCGCCCGTCTTCCTGCAAGACCTGACGCACGGGACGTTTTCCAACACGGAACAGCAAGACCTTCATCTGGTCAAACACCTGATTGCCCAATGGGCAAAGGCATTTGAGGAAGAGTGCAACCTAAAACTTTTTGGCCAGCGCAACGGCGGTCGTTACGTTGAGCACAACCTTGATGGTCTGATGCGCGGCGACTTCAAGTCCCGCATTGAGGGTCTGGCGCGTGGTGTGCAGTCGGCCATTCTGACGCCAGATGAAGCCCGCGCGCTGGAAAACCGCCCACCCATGCCGGAGGGCGGCAAGCTCTACATTCAGGGCGCCACGGTTCCGCTGGGCTCGCAGCCCGTCACGAATAACGGAGGGGCGAATGACCCTGGAAACCCGAACGTTAACCCGTCCGGTTGAGGTCCGCGCCGCTCAGAACGGCAGGACCATCGGTGGTTACGCAGCCGTCTTCAACAGCACGGCGGACATTGGCGACAGCTTCCGCGAAGTGATTGCGCCGGGTGCGTTTGCGGGCGCCCTGACGGCGGATGTTCGGGCGCTGATCGACCACGACAGCGGGCGGGTGATCGGGCGGACTACGGCGGGAACGCTGCGACTGAAGGAAGACGACACCGGCTTGGCTGTTGAAATCGACCTGCCGGACACGACGGACGGGCGCGACCTGGCTGTGTTGATGGAGCGCGGCGATATTTCTGGAATGTCGTTTGGCTTCATCGTGACGAAGCAGACCTGGGACGAAACCGGCGAAATCCCGACGCGGACGATTGAGGCGGTTGATCTGCGCGAAGTGAGCGTGGTGGCGTTCCCGGCCTATGACGACACGTCCATTGCCCTGCGGTCGCTCGATGCGATCCGGGCCACTAAGAACTTTAATGCGGCGGCTCACCGGCTCCGCATGAAAGCAGACCTGGACCTGAGGGTCCGGAGGTAGGCCAAGGCGCTCCCGCGCACAGCCGACAATACGTCGCCGCCTTCGGGCGGTTTTTTTATGCTCGAACGGAGACCCCAATGAGCACCATTAAGGAACTGCGGGAGCGTCAGGCGCAAGTCGTCGCTGAAGCCCGTGAACGTCTGGACCTCGTTACGAAGAACACCGACGAAAGCCGCACCGCTGAACTTGAGGCCTCGCACGATAAGGCGATGGCTGAGTTCGACAAGCTGGACGGCCTGATCGAGCGCGAAGAGAAGCTGGCCCAGATTGAGGCCCGCGCCGAAGAGCAGCGCACCAAGCAGCGTCCGATTCCGGGCGACGGCGAGGCTCGCGCGCAGGACACCCACAGCAAGCCCGAATATCGGGATGCGTTCATCGCCCTGGCCCGCGCTGGTTTCGACCCGCAAGAGATTGCGCCGGAGCTTCGCGCCGTCCTGAAGGCTGGCGTTTCTGAGTTCCGCGCCCAGTCCACCACGGCTGGCGCCGGTGGTTACACCGTACCCACCGACCTTGCCAACGCGGTCGATAAGACCCTGAAGGCTTGGGGGCCGATGTATAACGAAGACATCTGCACGGTCATCACCACTTCGAGCGGCAACCCGCTGGACTTCCCGAAGGTCGATGACACTGCCGTAGCCGCCGCTCAACACTCCGAAGCCGCCGCGATGACGGACGACGGCGGTGTGGACGCGACGTTCACCAAGCTGACCTTGGGCGCCTTCGCCTATGACACCGAATGGGTGCAGATTTCGATGGAATTGCTGCAAGACAGCGCCATCAACATCGAGCAGTTCCTGGGTGAACTCCTCGGCGAACGTCTGGCCCGTCGCGTCAACAGCGAACTGACTGTCGGCGACGGCACCGGCGATCCGCTCGGCATCGTGGCAGCCTCGACGCTGGGTGTGACCGCGGCCTCTACCACGGCCGTGACCTTCGACGAACTGCTGGACCTCTACCACTCGGTGGACCCGGCCTATCGCGCCTCGCCCAAGGCTCGCTGGATGTTCAATGACACCACGCTGAAGGGCATCCGCAAGCTGAAGAGCGGCGACGGCCAGTATATCTGGCAGATGGGTGATGTTCGCACGGGCGCCCCCGGCACCCTGTTTGACAAGCCCTACTCGGTCAACCAGGCGTGCGTCACCGGGGCGACCGGCACCAAGCCCATCGTGTTCGGCGACTTCGGCAAATACTACGTCCGCAAGGTCGGCGCTCCGGTCATCGGCGTGCGGCGCGAGTACTACTGGCCGAACATCGGCCTCGCTGGCGTTGTTCGTCTCGATGGCGATCTGATCCAGACCGGCGCCGTCAAGCACCTGATCCAGGCCTAACGGGTCGCCTGAAGACGGGGCGGGCTTTGCGGCTCGCCCCGCACCTTTTTCAAAATCGAAGGAGTAGGCGATGTCCTACAATACGACGGGCCACCGGAACGAGGATGGCGTTCTCGTCACGCAAGGCCAGACTGCGGTTACGCAGGGCACGAACATCACCACGGGCGTCACCTGCAACGCTTACTCCGGTGTCATCACGACTGTCTCGCAGACGGTTGCGGCGGCTGGCGAGGCTGAGTTTACCGTGACCAATTCCAAGGTTGCGGCGACGGATGTGGTGGTTGCCTGCATCAAGACGCACACCTCGGCAGGTTCGTTCATCGTGGCGACTTCGGCGGTGGCGGCTGGCAGCTTCAAGCTCCAACTGACCAACCTTCACGCCTCGTCCGCTGGCGACAACGTGCTGGTCATCAACTTCATCGTTCTCAAGGCGACCGCCTAGTCCACATCATCATCGGAGGTTAGCCAATGGCTGATGTGACTTATGACGTTGCAGCGGGTGCGAAAAAGCGCCTGCGCGACATGGGCGACGGAACCCATGCGGAGGTGATGGCGGGCTCCCCGTCTGGCTATGCCTCCGTTATCACCACCCGCCCGTCAAATACGACTGCCTACACGGCGGGCGATGTGGTCGGGGCCACGGCTGCGGCGTGGTCGTTTACCAGCATGGGCGCGTCCGGCTCGTCGGTCATCATCACCTCGGCGGCGCTGAAGATCGACATTAGCGCCGTGCCCTCGGGCATGACGAGCTTCCGGCTGCACCTCTACGACGTGACGCCCCCGAGTGCTACTGCGGATAACGACGCATGGGATTTGCCGTCTAAAGATCGCACGGCATACCTGGGCTACATCGACCTCGGCTCCCCGGTTGACGTGGGCTCCACGCTCTACGTTGAGGCCAACGGGATCAACAAACAGGTTCGCCTG